TCACTCGTCGTCGCCGAACTGGTCGAGCACGTCGCGGACGTCCGGAGCCAGGTACTCGCGGGCCGCGTAGAACTTCCGGGTCACGTCGGTGCCGGAGTGGCCGAGCTGGCCGCCGGCGTCCTCGATCGACCGCCCGTCGCGGATTGCGGTCGCGACGGTCTTGCGGAACGACTTCGGGGTGATCCACTCGGGGTAGTCGTTCGCGAGCTTGAACTCGCGCCACTGCCGGCGGAGGTTCGCGGGCGACCGGAGCGTGCCGGTCGAGGACGGAAACACCCAGTCTGAGTACGCGGCCTCTCGGCGGCGGACGAGCATCTTCCAGACGAAGTCGGGGAGCTGCAGCTTCCGGAACGACGAGTCGGACTTCGGGCGCTCCTGACGGATGAGGCCGACGCCGTCGAGCTGCACCGCGGTGGCCTGCACCGTGACGAGCGGCACGTCGACGTCGAGCGTCAGGTCCGTCCATCGGAGAGCGACGAGCTCGCCGGTGCGCATGCCGGTGCCGAGCAGCATGTCGATGACGGGCGCGAGGTCGGTGGTGCGCTCGCGGCCAGCACCGTCCTTCCCTCCGTCCCACGCGCGGAGCTCCTTCCGGAGTCGCTGCACCTCGGAGAGCGCGACGACGCGCACCTCCTTGCGCTCGAGCCGGACGGACTGCGCGTCACGCACCGGGTTGGCGGCGACCGCGCCACGGCGGACGGCGAGAGCGAACATCGCGTTCAGGACGACGCGAGCGGTCTTCGCGGCCCCGGGGCCGCGGCGCTGCGACAGGGTCTCGACCACGCGGTCGATCACGGGGACGGTCGCTTCGCGCAGTCGGACCCCTCCGAGCGCTGGCAGGACGTTCACCTCGAGCGACGCCTTGTACTGCTGCACGGTCGAGGGTGCGCGGCCGAGCTTCTCGAGGACCGTGACCCACTGCGCCGCGAGGTCCGAGACCTTGCTGTCGGAGGTGAGGTCGGAGCCGTGGGTGCGCACGCGGTCGCGGAGGTGCTCGACGAGCGCGTCCTCAGCCCGGCGACCGGTCGGCCCCTGGCGGGACACCTTGCGGGTGACACCGTCGAAGTCGCGGAAGCGGGCCGTCGCGGTCCACTTGCCGGGCCCCTGCTGCAGACGAGAGATGGCACCCCAGGTGCCGAGAACGAGTGGTGGTCGCGCCATCAGCTGACCCGCCTTCCTGAGGCGTAGGTGCGCTCGCCGAATCGGGCGAGGACGAGAGACTGGAACGCCTGTACGAGATCCACGGTAACGCAGAGCTCGTCGGCGATGGCGTGGACATCGCCGCTGTACAGGCGTTCGGCGCGGGCGTACTCGACCGGCTCGATGAGGAGCCGCGCGGCGTAGGCATCCGCCTGCCGTTCGATCGGGCTGTCCGCGCCCAGGTCGCAGGTGTGTCCGTGGTGGACGTGCCCGAGCTCGTGCGCGATGACGCTGCACTTCTCGTCGGGCGTGCAGCGGATGTCCGCGTACACGCGCTGCTCGAGCGGGTTGTAGTAGCCGATCATGCCGGCCGGCATCGGCGCGTAGGTGATCCGCACCCCCAGCGATCGCGCGACCTCGCCCAGAGAGGTCCGCCGCGATCGCCCCGTGTCACTCCGCATGTGGCTGATCCACCTTCCGTTCTCCTCGCTTCGCGGCGAGGCCCATGTCCTTCTGAACGTCGGTGGTGACGTCGAAGTCCTCTTCATCGTCCGGGTGGTCACCGACACTGGCGATCGCGTCGGATCGCTCGGCGATGGCGTACGGGCCCTCGTGCCAGACCACGTGCGCTTCATCCACGGGCTCGTCGAGAACCGACGAGTCTTGACCCTCGATTCGGGCGAGGATCTCGCGAGCGAGCTCGACGTCGGTGAACCTCTTGAGTTGCAGCATGCGCGGCATCTCGTACCCGCCGTTCATCTCGTCCTTCTGCAGGTACCCGGCGGCGTAGAGCGCCACGAGCGGGCTCTCTCCGTACGCGCGCGCAACGGCGATGACTTGCTCCGCCTTCGGCTGACTCTGCCCTGACATCCACCGGCTGACCGTGCCCGTGTTGACGCCCGCAGCGCGCGCGATCATCGACTGGTTCTGCGAGATCGACCGGAGAAAGAGCGGCCAAGAGAGTTCCATCTGCACGCCCTGAACGTAGCAGCGAGTGTTGCGCGCGCGCAACAACTTCTGCGGATTAGTTCCGCGGATCTACGGGCTATGCGCGGCGACACGCCGGAAGCTACACGCGCAAGGTAGTTGCATGCGTGCAGAGACGGACGTACCTTGTCCGCATGCAGAGCCACTTCACCAACGCAACACCGCCGGGGAAGCTCGTGCTGAACGTCGACAAGCTGAACGAGCTGCGGCGGGCGCACGAGCTGCAGAGCGACTCGGACTTCGCCCGCTTCCTCGGCATCGAGCGGTCCACGCTCTACCGCGTCACCAACGGGCAGGCCGCCCCCTCGAACGGCTTCATGGCGCGCATGAAGCTCGCGTTCCCCTCGGTCTCGCTCGACTCACTCTTCACCGTAGATCGGCTGGTGGCGGTTTGAGCGGGCAGCCGGTCCTCAGCCGGGACGAGGCCGCCGCGTACATCGGCATCTCGCCGAAGACGCTCCTCAACTGGCGGTCGCTGCGCAAGGGCCCCGTCGCCGTCAAGCAGGGGCGACTCCTCGCCTACCGGCAGGCGGACCTCGACGCCTACCTCGAGCAGCACACCGAGGAGCGGCCCGGCGTCATCCGGGACTGACCCGCGCCAAGAGGCGTACCCGGTTCGACTCCGGGGCGGGTCACCAAGCGACTGGAAACGGCTCAGACCGGTGAAATCCAGCCCGCGACTGGTCTTTGAAAACCGAACAGCAACACCGCACGACGTACACGGCACCCGTCGCTGGACAACCCGTCGTCGTGCACACCACATCTTCCGTCGCAGCGACGGGGCATCACCACGAGCGCATCGCGCCGGATGCCGAACTGCTGCGACAGCTCGTCCTCAGGAGGCACCGCGTGAGCGGGGTCGGGGGCACGTCCGGATCGGCACCGGCGGCGAGCACTCCCCCGCACTCCCTAGACCCAGAAGGAGCAGTCATGCCAGCAGCACGCACCTCCGATCCCGAGACCAGACACCGGCCGCCAGTCGCGCCGATGGGTGATCGCCGCATGAAGCGCGCAGTCGTGAAGGACTGGGCGCTCGCCGCCGGCTTCTTCGCCGCCGTCGTCGCGGCCATGTTCCTGCCATCCGCCCTGTGACGGACGGCCCCGCGCCCCGTCGCTGGCGGAACACGCTCCGCTCGAAGCGCGCCATCGAACTCCGCCGCGACCTCGCCGCACCGGCTGAGGACCTCGAGCCGACCGACTGGTGGTGCGAGGACGCGGACCCCGAGACCTGATCTACCCCACCAACGACGAAGGCCCAGCGCTGCAACGCCGGGCCTTCAACTCCCGAAGGAGCAACACAGTGACTTCCGTCACCCTCTCACACCGCGCCGACATCCGCGCGACCCGACGCCGAATCCGCCGCAAGGCGACGCGCGACATCCGGATCGTCCACCGCAACATCCGCACCGCGGCGAGCGGACTCGGCTACGCCCTCCCCCGGCTGGCGAAAGAAGCCGCCATCCCGCTCCGCCGGGTGCTCGCCATCCGACTGCACATCGGCAGGCAGATGACCATCGACGAGATGTTCGCGCTCATGTCCGCGGTCCAGCTCGACGTCGACGGCCTCTTCGCCGGAACTCGCGAGGTGACGGCATGAGCTTCCAACCGACCCGGGCCGAGCGCCAGAAGTACGCGGACTACGAGGTGGTCGTGAAGGACGCGAAGACCCACAAGGTGCACGTCACGGTCGAGGACGGCGTCGTCATCCGGTGGACCTGTGAGATCCACCGATACCCGTCGTCCAAGCACTTCGTCGTCTTCGTCTACCCGGGCGTCACCGACAAGGAACGCGCGTCGATCGAACGCCTCGCGGCGAACCTCCCCCGAGGGGAGTGGGCGCGGGTCCCGGATGCGTGGTTCCGCCGCAAGCACCGCACCACGGGCCGGATCTTCTACTGGCAGAAGCGCGGCAGCGAAGCGCCCGACCCGTTCGCACAGCTCGAGCTCGAGCTGATGATCGACGCCGACCAGAGCGTGCACCAGTGAGCGACGCCCTGCCCGTCACCGTCGAGCAGTTCGAGGACGACCCGCCCACCGTCACGGTCGCACTCGACCAGCTCCCCCACACCGAGTGCGACAGCTCATCCCTGTTCCTGTCCCCCGAGCGAGCCGACGCGCTCGCCGCGGCACTCACCTCCAAGGCCGCCGACGCCCGCGCCGGCCGCATCGACATCTCCTACACCGAGGACGACGACGCATGATCAATCAGACCCCGATCGACACCACCCCGAACACGCCCCTCGACGCCCTCAAGGGCGCGTACCTCCGCGGCCACGACCGCATCAGCTCCGCGATCGACGACCTCGTCGGCGGTCTCGGCGTCGACGAAGACCGCTCCGGCATCGGCATGCTCGACGACATCGACCACGCCCTCGCCGTGCTCGTCTGCGAGGCGCTCGGGTACGACAAGCCCGACCGGAACTGGGTGCCAACGCGTGAGAGCGCGCCGGCGCTGTACCGCTACGACGACGGCTCCCCGATCGTCTACTCCGTGCCCATCGCCCCGCACACGACGATGGACATCTGGCCGCGGTTCGACACGAAGGACGACGTGCAGGCCGTCCTCGGGTACTCCCTCGACCAGGCGTTCCCCTCCGACGAGGAGCGCGCCGCCCGCCGGGACTCCAAGGAGCTCGCGCAGCGCGAGGGCCCGGCGATCGACACCACCACCGCCAGCGACCCGCGCTGGACCCTGGGAGGTGTCCGCTGATGCCGTACGTCATCCCGATCCCCAACACCCTGTCCGCCGGCGCACGGCAGGCTCTCACCGACATGCTCCACGCGGGCGTCGAGACAACGAGCCTGCTCGACACCGGTCCCGATTCCGGTTGGACCGACGACGACGCCCTCGCCGCGGCGCAGGAACTCGACCGAGCAGGGTTCGGCCGCGTCGACGGCTCTGCGTTCTACCTCACCGTCGAGCCGCGGAGCATCCCCACGCTCGAGACGGACCTGCTCGACGACATCGCCCCCGCGGTCGACGCCCTGCAGGCGGCCTGGGGCGCGACCTGCAGGCTGCCGTACGACGAGCACCCCGCCGCGGCCCCGAACCCGTTCGGCATCACCTCGCGCGGCACCCTGTACAACGTCCTGCTCGTGCTCCTCCTCGCCGCCCACGAGCTCCGAGGGGAGATCAAGAGCCTCCCCGCGACCGTGCAGTTCCCGCTCGTCGCGCAGTCTCTCGCACGGCAGCTGCTCAGCGACGCGGGGATGCGGTGACCGGAGGCGTCCCGGTCTCGGAGGCCGTCTCGGAGGACTTCATCAACCTCCGGGCGGCCCTCGTGCGCCGGATGGACGGCAACGCGAACCACGCGATCGTCTGGCAGCGCATCTGGTTCCGCACCTCGGTCCGGAGCCCGGAGGCGTACCAGCGCGACGGGCACCGATGGTGGCGCGCGAACCGCGACGACATGTCCGCGGAGACCGGCCTCTCGAAGGACCAGGTGAAGCGCGCCTACCTCGCGCTCGAGGCGAAGGGCTACATCGAGGGCGTCGAGCACGGCTTCGGAGGATCGAGCGACCACACGAAGTCCTACCGCTGCGTCACCTACCAAGATGGCCGGGCGGAATCGCCCAGCGGCCGGGCGGAATCGCCCGATCATGATCGGGCGAATTCGCCCGATCTTCCTTCTCTCAAGAAGAAAGAAGAACTCCCGCATCCGCCTCCGGCGGCTCCGGACTCGCGCTTCGAGGAAGCGTGGAAGCAGTGGCCCCGCAAAGAGGACAAGGTCCGGGCGCAGCAGGCGTGGAAGTCGGTCGTCAAGAACCGGCTCCTCACCGACGACCAGCTTGCCGACGCCGTCATCGCTCACGCCCGCGGTCACATCGCCCGGGGTGACGAGAAGCGCTTCGTGAAGTACCTCGCCTCGTGGCTGAACGCGAAAGCGTGGCTGAACGAGGTTCCCGCACCCGAGGGCCCGCACGCCGGCGCACCCCGACAGCCCGCGTACGCCGGCAGAGAGGAATACACCCCACCCGAATGAACGACATCGATGACCTGCCCGCCTCCGAGCTCGCCGTGCTCGGAGCGGTCATGCAGACCAACGGCCGCGCGCTCGACCGCATCGCGGTCACAGGGCGCGACTTCCAGGACGGCCGCCACGGCGCGCTCTTCGACCTCATGCGGAAGCGCCACGACGTCGGCGAGCCCGTCGACCACATCACGATGCTCATGCTCCCGGGCGTCGACGTCACGTATGTCGACAGGGCGCACGAGATGGGGTGGGCGCACGGCGTCGTCGAGGTGCACGCCGAGGCGGTCGCGACGGCTGCGCTCCGCCGCCGGCTGAACGGCGTCGGTATGCGTCTGCAGCAGCTCTCGGAGGCGTCCGAGACGTCGCAGGCTGACCTCCGCGAGATCGCGTACGGCTACCTCGACGACGCGATGAGCTCCGTCGCGTCGAAGGTCGCGTACCTCGGGGACATCCTCGAGGACACGGTCTCCTACATGACCGAGCAGAAGCGGTTCGTTCCGACGCCGTGGCCGAAGCTGAACAGCATGATCGGCGGCCTCCGCCCTGGCGCGCTGTACGTCTTCGGCGCACGGCCTGGCGTCGGGAAGACCGTCGTGGCGCAGGCACTCGCTCAGACCCTCGCGAGCCAGGGGCAGGGCGGCGTCTCGTTCAGCTCGCTCGAGATGGGCCGCTACGAGCTGCACCAGCGGTTCATCGCAGCGAACAGCGACATCACCCTGTACCGGATGAAGAACGGCACGCTCAGTGAGCGCGACGTCGCCACCATCCACGAGCGCCGCGACTACGTCTCACCCCGAGTCGCCGTCGACGACCGCTCCTCCGTCGGACTCGCAGAGATCCGGCAGCACGCCCGACAGGTGCAGCACGACGGCGGCCTCGCCGGCATCATCGTCGACTACCTGCAGCTCATGGAAGGACCGGCAGGCAGCAACCGGCAGGAGGTCGTCGCCGGCTTCTCCCGCGGGCTCAAGATCCTCGCCCGCGACCTGCAGGTGCCCGTCATCGCGCTGTCGCAGCTGAACCGCAACAGCGAGTCCACCGTGTCCGGACAGCCGAAGCTCTCCGACCTCCGCGAGTCCGGCGCGATCGAGCAGGACGCCGACCTCGTCGTCCTCCTCCACCGCGAGAAGGACCCGCAGACGCAGAAGCTCGACGAGTACTCGATCACCTTCGACGTCGCGAAGAACCGCCACGGCGAGACCGGCATCGTCCGCCTCGACTGGAACGGCGGCCAGTCCACCATCACCGACGGTCAGGGCTACTGACCACCCACCGCACACCGCGGCGAGCGCCGACCCCAATTCCACCGGGGCCGGCGTTCCCTGCATCTACCCGCGGCGCTCGCCGCAGACAGGACAGCACCATGCCCCAGATCCCCGACCACTTCATCGCCGACTTCGACAGCGTCGAGACTCCGGCTGACGAGCGCATCACCGGCGCGACCAACCTCGCGGAAGAGCGCTTCTTCACGGCCTCGGAGAAGCAGGAGGTCGTCACCCTGCGGAAGCTGATCCAGGAGCTCGGCACCACGATCGACCTCGTCGTGCCGCCCGGCAGGAACAAGGCGCTCGCGCTCACCGCGCTCGAGGACGTGCAGATGCGCGCCAACCGCGGCATCTTCGCGCCGGAGCACCTGCGATGAGCCGGCCCCGCACACCAGACCAGTTCCCGCGGATGAAGGTCCGCGGCGGCCGTCGCCGGCACGACGCGTCCTTCCGCGAGGCGTGGCGCGGCGTCGGAACCGCGGCCGCCGGCCTGGGCGCAGCGTTCGTCGAGATGCGCGTCCGCGCGGGCGAGTTCGTCTTCACCATGCAGGCCGTCCGTGCAGCCCTCCGCGCCTCGTTCTGGCTCGCTCGTCGCCGGGCCCGCGACCAGTGGATCTCCCGCCGCATGCTCCCCGCTACCCCGTCTCCGTGGGCGGCACCGATCTGGAAGGACACCCGATGATCCGTACGACCATCACGACCCTGCAGTGGTGGCTTCTCTGCACCCTGATCGTCTTGAGCGGCGGTGCCTACCACCTCGTCGAGAAGCACTTCGGTGGCTGGTGGTGGCTGCTCGTCGTCACGATCGCCGACGGCCTCGTCCTCGTCATCCTCCGTGCCCGGTTCGAGGAGCCGTGGGAAGCCCGCGAGCGACGCATCGAGGCGGCGAAGCGGCGAGCGTCCCGATCGTTCTGGCGTGGTGCACGCCGCCTCGCTCGAGCACAGGGACGCAAGCGGTGACGGTCGACACCGCCGAGCTCGAGACCTACGCGAAGCTCCTCGACGCCGAAGCGGCCAGCAGCAGGGCACTCGGGATCCACGAGGACTACACGAAGTTCTACAACGACGCTGCATCGAAGCTCCGTGAGGCGTCGTCGGAGATCGTCGCGCTCCGCGCAGCACTCGACGCCGCCCCGCACGGCACCCTCTGCGGCTTCATGATGTCGCTGCACCAGGAACCCTGCAGCTGCTGGAAGAGCGTCGCACCACCGCCGCGGCGTCCGCTGGATCTCACGCAGGTCAACCGACTCGAGGTCATCGGCCCCGAGCATCGCGAGCTCGTCGTCCGTTCCTCCGAGCAGATCAACGTCGCCCTGCACCTGCAGGACGACGGCCACACCCTCAAGATCACCTACCGCGACGTCCTCACCAGCGAGTAGTCCCACCACCACCACCACACGGCGAGCGCCACCCCGACCCCGGGGCACGGCGCTCGCCGCGTCTCATGACCAGGAGGTCACAGACCATGGAGCAGATCACGAAGCGCCTGATGAACTGGGCGAGCATCCTCGAGCCCGACACCCGGGCGCAGGCGGAGCGGCTGTCGCGCATGCCGTTCGTCCACCCGCACGTCGCCCTCATGCCCGACGCGCACCTCGGGAAGGGCGCGACCGTCGGGTCCGTCATCCCGACCGCCGGTGCGATCATCCCCGCCGCGGTCGGCGTCGACATCGGATGCGGCATGATCGCCGTCCGCACGCAGTGGACCGAGAGCCACCTCCGAGAGGTGGTCGGGCAGGACGGCCTCCGATACCTGCGTGAGCGCATCGAGCGCGCCGTGCCGCTGTCCGCCGGCAAGTACAACCAGCGAGTCGAGATCTCGGCGCTTCCGCGCGTGGTCGAGCTCCAAGAGCTCGCCGCCGAGGCTGACTTCGCTCCGGACCTGTACGCCTCGAATTGGCGGCTGCAGCTCGGCACGCTCGGCTCCGGAAACCACTTCATCGAGATCTCGGTCGACGAGGAGGACCGGGTCTGGCTGTTCCTGCACTCCGGTAGCCGCGGCATCGGCAACAAGATCGCCCAGCACCACATCCGCGTCGCCCAGGAGCTCGCCGAGCAGTACTTCATCCCGCTCGAGGACCCCGACCTCGCCTACCTCGTCGAGGGAACCGTCGAGTTCCAGCAGTACATCGCTGAGCTCCGGTGGGCGCAGCACTTCGCCCTCCTCAACCGCGAGGAGATGATGCACCGCGTCATCGCGCAGGTCGAGCTTGTGACCGGTGCCGCGGTCGTCGAGTCCGAGCGGGTGAACTGCCACCACAACTACACGACCCAGGAGCGCCACTTCGGCAAGGACGTGTGGCTGTCCCGAAAGGGCGCGATCGACGCCTCCGACGGCACGCTCGGCCTCATCCCCGGCAGCATGGGCGACCTGTCCTACGTCGTCCGCGGACGCGGCAACCGCCTCGCGCTCAACAGCAGCCCGCACGGGGCCGGCCGGAACTACTCCCGCTCCGCCGCTCGCCGCACCTTCACCCACGACCAGCTCCGCGAAGCCATGGCCGGGATCGAGTACCGCGACACCGACGCGTTCCTCGACGAGATCCCCGCCGCGTACAAGCCGATCGACGTCGTCATGCAGGACGCCGCCGACCTCGTCGACGTCGTGCACACCCTCCGCCAGATCGTCAACGTGAAGGGCGACTAACGATGAACCGCACAGACGCACTCGCGGCTCTCGCTGCCGCCAACATCCCGAACCAGGATGCCGAGGCCCAGCTGTTCACGATCGAGCGGGTGCTATCCCGCCTCGGCACCAGCTTCGAGCAACACGTCGACCTGCTTCGCAACAGCGCGAACCTCGAGGTGCGGGTCGACTACCTGTCCGGCCTGTTCGGGCACGAAGCCGCCCGAGCAGCTCACGTGCTGTTCACCGCCGTCGAGCACCAGGACCGCCCTGTACCGCCCGCGGTCTGGCCAGCGGAGAGCAACGCGCCCGTCACACACCCTGTCTCGTCAGCGGTACAGCGCGCGCTCGACGACTTCGACGCCCGCCACCTGTACGAGCGGGATGCGGTCCTCGCCCCGTACGGCTTGACGAGCCACCACATCGCGCACCCCGGCTACCGCGAGGTCGAGGTGGCAACCGCGGCGACGCCCCCCGACCCCTACAGCCGAAAGCTGCACCCCGTCGAGCAGACGTACGTCGACCGCAAGAAGCACAACGCGGCGAGTTGATGCTCGAACCCCTCCACCAGCCCGGGGAGCTCTGCGCACCAGAGTGCAAGGAGCTCCCCGAGCTGTGCCCCAGCAACACCCCACCCCCACCACGACGAGCGCTCCGGAACCGACGCGCTCGCCGCAGCACCCGCAAGGAGCGCAGTTGAGCACCGATGTCTCCCACGACACCGACACCACCGCCACCGTCGTCCTCGACGCCGCCGTCGCCGCCTCGTTCGTCCGCGCCCGGCTGACGAACGCCGCCGACCACGTCGCCTACATCCGCGGCCTCGTCGCGCCAGGTAGCGCGCAGCCATCCGACGGGCAGCCCCGCAGCTCGAGCACCGAGCCGCCCCTCCCGATCCGCGTCGACCCGCTCGAGGCATCCGACCGGGTGTACGCAGACCTGCTGAACTGGGTCCGCTACTGGGCGGCCGAGCTGTCGATTCAACCGCCCGTCGCCGCGGTGTACGCGTGGGCGACGGACGGCGGCCCGCAGGGGTTCCGATCGACCGTGACCCCGCTCGGCGCGTGGGGTCTCACGTCGACCCTCACGACGTGGCTGCTGCTGCACCACGACACGATCCGCGAGCAGCCCGACTCCGACGAGTACTTCGTCCAGGTCGACGACATGCTCGGCCAGCTCCGGGGCCGCTTCCCAATGCGCGCACCGCGGGCCCGACCGACGCTCGCGCGAGCATGCCCCGTGTGCGGCAACGAGACGATGACGATCGAACGCCGCGGCGAGACGGACGGCGGTGTCGCGGCGAGCATCGCGCTCGTCTGCAGCTACTGCGCGTTCGAGGGCGACGCGAAGGCGCTGACGAAGGACCGCGACGTCCGCACCCTCGTCGGCGACATCCGAGTCGAGGAAGCACCCGAGCCCGCCGAGTGGTGGACGAAGCAGCAGGCCCTCACCGAGATGCGGCTCACGTCGCAGACCCTCAACCGGTACATCCGGGAGGACGGCCTCGCCACCCACACCAAGGCCGGCGTCGTCTACGTCCGCGCCGAGGACGTGCGGGACCTCTGGCGCAGCAAGCGGATCCGGGAACTCCGGAGCATGCGCCGCTGGGTCGGACCAATGCCCGAGCCGGTCGAGTGCTAGAAGCGGCGGGCGGCGCGGCGGGCAACCCCCGCCGCCGTCGCCCGCTGCACGCGGTGCGCGACGACCGCATGCTCGGCGAGCACGTCCTCACGCTCCACGAGTCGAACGAGCAGCTGCCGGTACCGGACCCACGACATCGCGAACACGGTCCGGATCGCCGCTTCCTTGCGCCGGTCGTCGCGCGGGTGCGCCTCCTCGAACTCGAGAATGCGCCGCTCGTCGTCCGTCATGCCCGCATCCTCCACCAGACCACCGACACGCCGGATCCGCGCAGTTGTGCGGGTGTTCAGATCCCGGTTAGTATGTCCGTGACATCGCATGCCCGCCCGGAACTCTCCGGCGGGCATTACTTGTACCCGCCGCTCCCACGCGGCCGGTCACGCGCCCCTAGCTCAGCGGAAGAGCACGCGGCTTCTACCCGCACGGTCGGCAGTTCGAATCTGTCGGGGCGCACGCACAACCCAACAAGCGCTGGTGCCTCCGCAGACGCATACGGAGGGGTAAGCCGGGTGCGCGACCCGGACCCACAATCGCGGCGCAGGCCGCACGCAGCACCGGTTGCCCTCAGGCCGCCGCTGCCGCACCGCCGTCGAGTGGGCGGGCCTCGCGTCGTCGTAGGCCACGGCCTCGCGTCCGCCCACTCTTCGTGCCCCTCCGCTTCCCCATGCCCCGCCGACACGCACCGCTACCGCACCGGCCGCCGGCACCGCCCTCGGGTGGAACACCGGCCGCCCAGCGACTCCACGCAGGCGGCGCGAGGCATGGGGACCACCACTCCGCCGCGCACCCCGAGGCACAGCAGCTGACCACACGCTGCAGCCCGGCCGGAACGGCATCCACCTGGGGGCGTCAACGAGGCATCACAGTCACCTCGAAGGACGTTCACGACGGCGTCGACCTTCTCGCCGAGACGCACCTGCGCCCCCACTCACACCACCGAGGAGACGACCGTGACGCTCACCCAGATCCGCGCGCTCCTCAAGAGCATCGGCATCAAGTCCACCGCGTCGATCGACCGCGTCGACGTGAAGTACCTGAATGGCAAGCCGATCGGCATCGACGTCATGCTCACCGACGGCGGCCTGCACTACATCCCCACCGAGGAGAGCTGACGATGTCCGACGATGACGCCCCGATCTCCGGTGGCTACATGTCGTGGGACGACGAGCGCCGGGCGCGGTTCGACGAAGCCCGCGAGCGGGCAGCGAAGGCCATCGCGGACATGTGCCGCATTCACACCGAGGACGACCACACCGACGACCCGCCCTACGTGCAGGGATGGGTCGCGGTCGCCGAGTGGACGAACGTGGAGTTCGAGCGCAACAACGCGGGTGGGCGGTACATCTTCTCGCCGTACGGGCAGATGCTCTCGGTCGGTGCTGGCCTCGCCGACTGGGCCCGCAGCCGTCACCTCTAGCCATGCCGTGGGAAACCAGCGACCGCCGCTTCCGCCTGCCGAAGAACTGGCCCCAGCTCAAGCAGCAGGTGAAAGCCAGAGCGCACGGCCTGTGCGAGGCGGCACCGCACGACCCACGCTGCGACGGCATCGGCACCGACTGCGACCACGTCATCGAGGGCGACGACCACAGCCTCGACAACCTGCAGTGGTTGTCCGGTCCCTGCCACCGCGCGAAGACCGGACGAGAGTCCGCCGCCCGCAACCGTCAACGTGCCGAGCTCCGGCACCGCCCCACCGAACAGCACCCCGGAAGGAAGTAGCCGCCATGGCCGCACCCCGCAAGACCCAGGCCGAGACCAGCACCACGCCGATGACCGACGAGGAGAAGGCGCGCGTCGCCGCAGCCGAGCAGCTGCCGGAGCCGACGCCCACCCCGCCGACCGAGGTGGAGAAGGCAGGCGTCGAGCCCACCGACACCGAGCAGGCGAACGCAGCAGCCGACGTGATTGCTCACGCTGGTGACGACGGGACCGAAGAGGTCACGCTCGAGAAGGACGCAGGCGGACACCGAGCCGGCGACACCATCACCGTCACCCACGGGGCCGCCGCCTACCTGCGCGAGCAGGGCTACGTCCTCGACGACGAGGACTAGGCCAGCGTCACCACCGACCGGTAGGGTGGGCATCGGGTCGAGGACGAACGAGATCACTCGGACGAACCTCCCCGATCCCCTCCCAACCGACGACGCGACGCCGCGACCGGGGTGGGGGGGGACTCCCCGACGAAGGTCGGTCTCACCGCCGGATAGCAACTCTCGTCCTGCGTGCGCCCCTTCTGTGTTTTTCCCGCCACGAAAGCCCTGTTCAGAGGCCGATTCCGCCTCAGATCGGCCGATCGGCGCGCTCATGCAGCCCCTCGGCATGCCCACTACTTCCGCATGATTACGCCACTTATCCGTTTCATCGGGTAGAATCGGACCATGACGACGACCGGGTGCGAGGAGTGCGGCGCTTCGCTGCGACTGCTGCGCGCAGGTGCCCGCTACTGCGGGTCGAACTGCCGTCTTCGAGCCCACCGACGGGCCAAGAGCGCCGGAGACCTGCCCGCCGAGATGAAGTCGCAGCGCCGGTTCGTCCGGCACACCAGCACGAAGCGGCCGATCACGACCACGGGCCGCTCGGCGTCATCGACGAACCCTGACACCTGGTCAACCCACGCCGAGGCGATCGCCTCCACCGCGGGGACCGGCATCGGCTACGTCCTCGGCGCTGGCATCGGCTGCATCGATCTCGACCACTGCATCGCCGACGGCAAGGTCGCCGCCTGGGCGCAGGACGTCGTCGACGCCAACCCCGGCACCTACATCGAGATCTCACGGTCCGGTGAGGGCCTCCACATCTTCGGCCGCCTCGACGAGGCCGCCGGCCGCAACTTCCGCGATGGCGAGCGCGCGATCGAGTTCTACTCGACCGGCCGCTACATCGCACTGACGGGCAACCGCTTCGGCTCTGCCCCGCTGCGTCTCGCCGCTCTGCGCGTGCCGACGCTGTAACCGCGCCCCGGTGGCGCATCTCGCGTCCCCGGAGGGCATCATGACCGACACCACGAAGCCGCCGACGCCGCGCGCCCTCAAGGCCGCCGGCAAGAAGCTGTGGCAGGAGACGGTGAAGGTCTACGACCTCCGGCAGGACGAGCTCGAGGTGCTCCGCGCGGCGTGCGCCGAGGCGGACCTCATCGTGAAGATGGCCGCCGAGCTCGACGGGGAGCCGCTGACGACGTCCGGGTCGATGGGCCAGACCGTCGCGCACCCGCTGCTGTCCGAGATCCGGCAGCACCGAGCCACGCTCGCCGGGCTACTCGGCCGCCTCAAGCTGCCCGACGTCGACGGCGCTGCCGAGGCAGCCCCGAACCAGAACCGCTCGGCGGCGAACTCGCGATGGGCACTGCCCTATGGCGCGAGCGCGTAACGCCGCCTCCCAGCTGACCACCGAGACCAGCGAGTACCGCGAGATCGAGTCGTGGTACCGCGACATGCTCGACCGCACCCCGCCGCCGGCGGACCTCGACTGGGAGCCGGTCCGGATCGGACCGACCTGGGAGTGGACCGCCGACGGGTGGCGGCTGCCCGAGGCGACCCTCGGCTGGGAGTTCATGGCCTGGTGCGGCATGTGGCTCCGGGGCAAGAAGGGCCCGTGGACCTACACCCCCGAGCAGGCACGCTTCCTGCTCTGGTACTTCTCGCTCGAGACCTCCGGCGAGTTCGACTTCCACTCCGCGGTCCTGCAGCGCCTCAAGGGCTGGGGCAAGGACCCCGTCGCCGCGACCCTCGGCGCGGGACACCTCTTCGGCCCGACGCTCTTCGACCGCTGGGAGGGCGACCGCCCGATCGGCCGCGACAACCCGAACGCCTGGGTCCAGATGGTCGCCGTGTCCCTGCAGCAGACGCAGAACACGATGAAGCTCTTCCCCGCCCTGTTCAGCCCCGAGGCCCGCCGCCGCTACGGCGTGCAGGTCGGCCGGCAGAACGTCTGGGGCATGGGCGACACCCGCCAGATCGAGGCCGTCACGTCCTCCGTGATGGCGATCGAGGGCGGCCGCCCGTCGCTGATCGTCCGCAACGAGACGCAGAACTGGAACAGCTCCAACGGCGGGCACGCGATGGCCGGCGCGATCGAGGGCAACGCGGCGAAGTCGGAAGTCGGCTCGCCCGCCCGCATGCTCGATATCTGCAACGCCTACCGGCCCGGCGAGGACTCGGTCGGCCAGCGCGCCCGCGAGGCGTACGAGCAGACCGTCGGCGAGAACGCCCAGTTCATCGACTTCGGTGTCCTCTACGACTCCCTCGAGGCCCCGCCCGAAGCGCCGCTGACGATGGACGCCGCCCCGTCGGTCGTGAAGGCCGTCCGCGGCGACGCGGTCTGGCTCGACGCCGAGGGCCGCATCAAGAAGTCGATCGCGAACCCAGCGAACAGCCCCAGCGAGTCGCGACGGAAGTGGTACAACCAGATCGTCGCTGCCGAGGACGCGTGGACGGAGCCGGCGGAGTTCGATCCGCTCGGCGACCCGGACGCGGTGCTCGAGCGCGGCGACGAGGTCGTGCTGTTCCTCGACTGCTCGAAGTCCGACGATGCGACCGCCCTCGTCGGCTGCCGCATGTCGGACGGGCACGTCTTCACCGTGGGGATGTGGCAGCGGCCGCCCGGCAAGCGCGGCGACGGCTGGCTCGCACCCCGCGAGGACGTCGACGCGGCCGTCGAGCACGCCTTCGACCTGTACCGGGTCATCGGCTTCTTCGGTGACCCCTCGCACGTCCTCGACGACGAGACCATGGACCGCTACTGGGACCCGCTGTTCGACAAGTGGCACCGGGAGCACCAGCGCGACCTCCGCGTCTGGGCGTCCGGCTCGAAGGGCGGCCGCGGGCACTCGGTCATGTTCGACATGTCCGCCCGGGACAACGCCCGCGACTTCGCCTCCGCCGTCGCGTTCACGCTCGAGGAGATCCGCTCCGGCTCGTTCACCCACGACGCCGACGCGCGCCTCCGCCGGCACGTTCTCAACGCCCGCCGCTACCCGGTCCAGGGCTACGTCTCCATCGCGAAGGACGGCCGTGAGTCGAAGAACAAGATCGACCTTGCCGTCTGCATGGTCGGTGCCCGCATGGTGCGCCGGCTGATCCTCAACAACCACGCTCAGAAGAGAGGCGGCCAGGTTTGGTGATGTCCAACGAGAGCGTCGTCACGCTCGCGCAGAAGACCCTCATCCCGAGCGCGCAGCTCGAGTGGCAGCGCCTGACCGACCTCGACAACTGGCTCCGCTGGACGCCGGAGAAGGTCTCGCTCCCGCCTCAGGCGAACCAGGAGCACCGGGGCCTCCGCGACATCTCGGAGACGCCGTGGCTCGCCCTCGTCGTCACGACCGTCGCGCAGCAGCTCGTCGCCGAGGCGGCCCGGTCCACCACCGGGCGCGACCTCGCGGCGTTCTGGGCCCCGTGGCTGAGCAACCGCATGCCGTCCCGACAGCGCGCGATCCACCGCGCCGCCCTCGGCTACGGGTACGCGTACACGACCGTCACCCCGGGTGTCGTCGACGGGCCCGATGGCAAGCGGAAGACCGCCGCTGTGATCCGCGGCAGATCGCCCCGGGACACGTTCGCGGTCTACCAGGACGCCGTCGAGGACGAGTACCCGATGTACTTCCTCCGCAAGCGCGGCTCGCACTGGCTCGTCTACGACGAGGAGGCCGTGTACACGCTCGGTCAGGAGAGCACCGGGCTCACGTTCATCACGTACGACGTGCACGGTGCCGGCGTCACTCCGGTCGTGCGGTACTCGAACCAGATCGACCTCGAGGGCCGCACTCCGGGCGAGGCGGAGCCGCTGATCCCGCTCGCGAAGCGGATCAACAAGGACACCTTCGACCGGATGACGGCGCAGCACTACAACTCCTGGAAGGTGCGCACCGCGGTCGGACTCGAGGACCCGAAGACGGAGGAGGAAGCACAGCAGCGCAAGCTCCTGCTCCGCCAGAACGACATCCTCACGGGTGGCGAGGGCGTTCAGTTCGGCACCCTCGACGAGACCAAGCCCGACGGGCTGATCGCGTCCGAGGAGCGCGACATCGCCACCCTCGCCGCGGTATCGCAGACGCCGACGCACTCGCTCACCGGCGACATGATCAACCTCTCCGCCGACGCCATCACCGAGGCCCGCGCGATGCTCGACATGAAGGCCGGCGAGCGGAAGGTCGGCTTCGGCGACTCCCACGTGCAGAGCCTGCGTCTCGCCGCGCACGTCGAGGGCCGGGCCGAGGACGCCGCGGACTTCAACATCGTGATGGACTGGACCGACTTCCAGTCCCGCTCGATGAACCAGGCCGCCGACGCGCTCGGCAAGCTCGCCACCCAGCTCGGCATTCCGCCCGAGAAGCTCTGGGACCGCATTCCCGGCGTCACGCCCGACGTCGCCGCCGACTGGGAACGCTACAAGCGGGCGAACCCGGACTTCGAGCAGCAGGTCGCCAGAGCGCTGCAGGCGCAGGGCGGCAGCTGATGGCGCTGACGGTGGAAGGGGTCGCACTCACCGAGGCGAACCGCCGCCGTCAGCTCGCGATCGCCGCCCGCGCGGCCCGCGTCGGCATGGTGCTGTGGAAGGACCTCGACCCGAAGAATCTCGACGGCTCCGGCCTCCGCTGGCTCGCCGAGAACGTCGCCCTCGCCAGCGCCTACTCGTCGCAGTCCGCGCAGACCACGAGCGCCTACATCTACCGCTACCGCGACGCTGAGGGCGTCACCGGCGCGGGCCCGATCGTCACCCCGACATTCGACGCGGCGCTGACGGCGCAGATCCTCCTCGTCGCCGGACCCGTCCGGGTCAAGAACCTCGTCGCCGGCGGCATGTCCGGATCCGCGGCGCTCGCCCGAGCGAAGAACCGCCGAGATCGTCTACGGCTCCTGGGAGCCCAACGAGCGCGAGCAGGGCTTCATCGACGCCTACCAGCGCGCCGCCCGAGAGGCCAACGCCGCCGGCTACGCCCGCACCCAAGAGAGCGTCCTGCCCCGCATGCGCGCGAACGGCGACTTCCGCGACTCCCCCGCGATCCGCAACCAGACCACCGAGCCCCCACAGGGCTAGGCACCGCTGCCCTGGTGGCAGCCCGACCGCCCCAGGAGGGCACCCATGAAGAGCACCACCGGAACGACGTACGCCCCGTGCACCCGCGACGGCCTGGCCCGCATCGGCCAGTCCCCGTTCGAGCTGCGCGGCATCCGGTTCATCGACGGCGACGACGGCGCGAAGCCCGGCGACCCCGCGGACCCTGCAGACCCGGCGGACCCCGCCGATCCCGCAGACCCGGCCGACCCGGCAGAGCCGAAGGAGCCCGAGGACCCGGACGAGAAGGGCGACAAGTTCGACTCCGACAAGGCACTCGGCAAGATCCGCAAGCTCAACTCGGAGGCCAAGAACCTCCGCGACCGAGCGACGAAGGCGGAGCAGGCGGCCGAGGCGAACAAGGACAGCGCCCAGAAGGTGACGGCCCTGGAGGCCGAGAACCTCAAGCTCCGCGTCGCCGTCAAGCACGGCCTGCCCGAGTCCCTGATGAAGCGCCTCTCCGGCACCACCGAGGAGGAGCTCCTGCAGGACGCCGAGGAACTGCTCGAGATGTTCGGCAAGGACGGCGGCCGCCCGCCGTCGGGCCAGCCCCGCGAGCAGCTGCGCCCCGGCAGCGGCAACAACAACGACGCCGGCGACCCCACCGCGGACCTCGACAAGTTCGCCGCGGACGTCTTCCGCCGGTAACCACGCCCCCGACCCGGGCGGCGCGACCACTCTCACCAGAAAGGGGCCATCGTGGCACCCACCCTCTACACCCCGCAGCAGGCCGCCCGCGCCACGCTGGCGTCCCTGCGCTACCTGACGCTGCTCCCGCGCACCGTCCGGCAGGACTTCTCCCAGGAGTTCGTCGCCGGCGTCGGGCAGACCGTCAACGTCCTCGGCCCGGTCACCGCCGGCAAGGCGAAGGTCTACACCAAGGCCAACCGCACCGCCCGCGACTCGATCCAGTTCAACGACCTCGACCAGAAGTGGTTCCCGGTCACCCTCGAGAACCAGGTCTACAACGCCGTCCGCCTGCCGGACGACTTCGCGACCTTCACCCTCAAGGACCTCACCACCCAGGTCCTGATCCCGCAGGCCGAGTCCGTCGTCGACGAGCTCGCTGCGCCGCTGGTCGCGCAGATGGTCGCCATCGGCACCGACGCCGCGATCCCGAAGGTGAAGGCGGACGGCACGAACTTCCGCGCCGCCCTCATCGCCGCCCGTCAGGTGCTCAACCAGCGCAATGTCCCGGCCGCGAACCGCACCTTCGCCGTCGGCTCCAACATGGAGGCCGCCGCCCTCAACGACGTGCTCCTGCAGCGCGTCAACGAGTCCGGCAGCTCCGACGTCCTCCGCGACGCCACGATCGGGCAGCTCTTCGGCTTCACGATCGTCGCGGACCCGACCCTGCCCGCCGACTTCGGCATCGGCTACCACAAGGACGCGTTCGCCCACGTGACGCGCCCCTCGCGGCAGCCGGAGGGTGCGGCGAAGTCCGCGACCGTCGCCCAGGACGGCTACTCGCTGCGCTGGATCCAGCACTACAACCCGCTGCAGCTCGAGGACCAGTCGGTCGTCGACACCTTCTACGGTGCGACGACCCTCGACGCCGTCCGCGCGGTGTCGGCCTCGATGGCGACGGCGTCCTAGTGGGGACCCCGGCGACCACGCTCGCCGGGGTCACCGACCTCGGCGACTGGCTCAACGAGGTCATCGCGGAGGACACCGCCGACGCCAAGCGCGCCGTGCTGTGCCTGAGGCTCGCGTCCGCCCTGGTTCGCAACGAGACAGGGCGGACGTTCCTCAACCCCGACGGCACGCTCGTCGACCCGGTGCCCGACGACGTGCAGCTCGTGACGCTGTACTGCGCCGGCCGGGTCTACGACAACCGCGAGGCGCAGACCACCGGCGGTGTCGACGACGCGACCGAGGGATGGAAGGTCGACGAGTCCGGTGCCTACCTCACCGCCTCCGAGAAGCGGATGCTCACCAGCTACCGCACCTCGAGCACCTTCGGCGGTCTCGGCACCGTCTCCACCACCCGCGCCCCCGACGCCCCAGCCGGGCTCGGCCGCGTCCCGACGCCGACCGCCGGCGTCTTGTTCCCCTGGTACTAGGAGGTGGTCGCGTGCGCGTCCAACGCATGCTCGCACGCGGCCGCCGCCGGGCCGAGGACCGGATGACCGACCGCTGCCAGATCGGCACCGTCACCCGTGGCGAGCGGGACCCCGACACCGACGACTACCCGATGGTCTTCACCCCGGTCTACGACGGCCCCTGCCGGTTCAAGGCCGGGAACGTCCAGGCCCAGGACGTCGACGTCGCCGCGCAGCTGCTCGTCACCCAGCTCGCCACCCTCTCCCTCCCGATCGACACCTCCACCGCCGTCCGAGCGGGCATGGAGGTGCGCGTCACGAGCTCGGCAACCGACCCGGCCCTGCCCGGCACCGTCGCTACCGTGAAGGCCCCGTTCCGTTCCGCGGACGCGACCGCCCGACGATTCCCCGTGGAGGTCACCGATGGCTGACGACGAACTCCGACAGCTCGCCCGCGACCTCGGCCAGGTGCCCGCCGGGACCGGCCCGAAGCTCCGTCAGGCGATCGAGGTGACCTCGCGGAAGATCAAGGACCAGATCAAGTCCGACTACAACGGCTCCCGCAACCTGCCCCACGCCGCCGGGTCGATCTCCTACGACATCAAGGGCACCGGCTCGAACCAGTACGGCACGCAGCTCGAGTCCGAGATCGGCCCGGTCCTCGGCGGGCAGGGCTCCGTCGTCGGCATCGTCGACGAGGGCACCAGCAAGACGCCGGGCAAGAAGCGAATCCCGAAGGCCCTCGCCGACAACGCCGAGGACTTCGACATCGGCATCCAACGCGCGATCAACGACGCGCTCGGGGAGGTCGGCCTGTGAGCCTCGCCGACGACGCAGCCCTCGTCGAGCTGCTCAAGACCGACGCCGAGCTCGCCAAGCCCGACCGGCTCTTCGACAGCGTCGCCGAGCGCGGCGACGGGAAGCCGATCTCGACCACCTGGTACGTCGTCATGCAGCCCGGGGCCGACGTCGACACCATCGAGCGCCTCGCGGGCCCGCAGGTGCACCGGCAGCCGTCCACGACGTTCCAGTGCGTCGGATCCACCCCGGAGCAGGCACGCCGTGCCGCGGAGCGCGTCGACCGGACGCTCCGCCCCCACGGGTTCGGCGTCGTACTCACCGTCCCCGACCGGGTCACGACACCGCTCATGCGGGACTACGTCTCCCCGGTGCAGCGCGACCCCGACGGCAGCACGCCGATGTGGTTCCAGACCCTCGAGTACTCGTTCCACTCCGACCCCGCCTGACCCCCACCAGCCGCGCCGCGGCACTGACACCAAGGAGCCCACATGGGTATCAACACCACGGTCCAGCCGTCCGTCGGCATGGACTCCAACCTCCTCATCCTCTGCGCCCTCGCGAGCAACCTCCCGGCGGACTTCACCACGGTCAAGGTCTCCGACCTCTCCAACGCGAAGGCCGTCGACGTCACCTACGCGCTCACCTCCGACGGCTTCAAGGAGGGCGTGAAGGAGGACACCGTCACCGACACCCGACTCGCCCTCGCCGGCGTCCTCGCGCAGCCCGGCCAGGTGACCGAGGACCTCACCGTCCGCTACGTCTTCGGCTCCGCGAACGACGTCGCCGACCCGCTGCTCACCCCCGGCGCGAACGTCGTCTACGCCGTCCGACGAGCCGTCCCGCACAACCAGGCCCTCGCCGCCGGCGACAAGTTCGACTACTTCCCCGTCAAGTGCGGCCAGAAGCAGAACGACCCGTACGCCGCGAACGCGAAGTTCACCCGCACGCAGGTGATGTACCCGCAGGCGATCGCCAGCCGGAACGTGCCGCTGCTCGCCTCGTAACCCCACTCCCGGCCGGACGCTTCCCCATCGGCGTCCGGCCGGGTCACCACCGATGGGGACGAGATGGGAACCTCATGACCTTCACCGACAAGCTCGCCGCCGCGAAGAGCGCACCCCGCCCCACCCGCGACGTGACCGTCGCCCTCGACGCCGCCGTCGAAGCGCGCCGCAAGGAGCTCTCCGACGAGCTCGACGCCGCGCGCGACAACGACGACCCCCGCCTCGCCGCCGGCCGGAACCCCGCCGAGCTGCAGCAGCAGATCGACGCGCTCGAGGCGGAGTACGCCCAGGCCCTCGTCGTCATCCGCTTCACCCGGCTCCCGGGCCAGGAGTGGGCCGAGCTGACCCTCAAGAACCCGGGCCGCCCCGACGTCATCGCCGACACCGTCGTCGGGAACTACAACGTCCACGCCGTCACGCGCGCCGCCGCGGTCGCCTCCGGCGTCATCGTCGACGGCGACGACGAGTACCAGCCAACCCCGGACGAGTGGAACGACCTCTTCGACACGATCTCCGGCTTCGAGTTCGGGAACGTCGTCGACACCGTCTACAGCCTCAACCAGGCAGACGCGCAGCAGGCGATCGAGATCGCGGGAAAAGCATTGGCAGCAATCCAGGACTCCGGGCGGATGTCGCTGCCGCAGTAAAGCTCGGCATCTCCCCCCGGAGATTCTGGGGCTGGGAGCCCCGCGAGACGCACCGGGTCATCCGCTCCGGGAACCGCATCCTCGGCCACGACGTCGAACGCGAGCCCGAGTGGAACGACGCCGACCGGATGCTCGTCCTCGCGCTGCAGCGGTACACGGACAGCCTCGGCCCGCATGGCTTCCCGATGGAAGACGTCGTCTCAGCCCTCGCGGATCCCACCAACCCTGAGGCCGAGTACGGCTACGTCGCTGGCGTCCCGACGCGGATGCCCGACGGCAGCCTCCGGGACATGCCGGTCGTCGACCAGGCCCGCAAGGTGCAGCAGGACGCCGAGGACGCGTACCGCGAACTCCTCGGACCCGACGCGTCGATGAACGGCGTCTTCTTCCCCGTCAGGCGCGTCGAGCGGACACCGCCGACGCCCTGACAGGGCCAGCACCACCGACAACTCAACAGCGCTCGACGGGAGACCCGCCATGGCAGATCGCATCGTCCGCGTCGTACTGCAGACCCTGTCCTCGAACTACGTGCAGGGCATGAACGCCGCCGAGAACGCGACGAACGACACGACCAACGCCGCCCAGCGGCAGCACGAGGCGATGGAGAAGCTCGGCAAGGTCTTCCTCGGCGTCGGCGCGGCCGCCGCTGGGTTCGTCGTCCTCGCCGTGAAGTCCTTCGCGGACTTCGACGCGCAGATGTCGCAGGTGAAGTCCCTCTCCCACGCGACCGCGTACGAGATGGACCAACTCCGCAACGCCGCCCTCACCATGGGGCAGGGCATCGGCTTCTCGGCCACCGAAGTCGCCGAAGCCGAGACCGAGCTCGTCAAGGCCGGCGTCAGCGTCAAGGACATCCTCGGCGGCGGCCTCAAGGGCGCACTGAACCTCGCCGCCGCCGGCCAGCTCGACGTCGCGAAGGCCACCGAGATCGCCGCGGTCGCGATGACCCAGTTCGGCCTCAAGGGCTCTGAGGTGCCGCACATCGCCGACCTCCTCGCCGCCGGCGCGGACAAGGCCCTCGGCTCCGTCGAAGACCTCGGCATGGCGCTGAACCAGTCCGGCCTCGTCGCCGCCCAGTTCGGCCTCTCCGTCGACGACACCGTCGGCACCCTCTCCGCCTTCGCCCAGGCCGGTCTCCTCGGCTCCGACGCCGGTACCTCGTTCAAGACGATGCTCACCCAGCTCGCGAACCCGTCGCAGCAGTCCGCCGAGCTGATGCAGAAGCTCGGCATCAACACGAACGACGCGAACGGCCAGTTCATCGGCATCACCAAGCTCGCCGGCGTCCTCCACGACCAGCTCGGCTCCCTCACCCAGGCACAGCGGAACCAGGCACTCGCGCAGATCTTCGGCAACGACGCGATCCGCGCCGCGAACGTGCTCTACCAGAACGGCGCGTCCGGGATCCAGGGGTGGATCACCAGCGTCGACGACACCGGCTTCGCCGCCGTCCAGGCGTCCGGGAAGATGGACAACCTCAACGGCGACGTCAAGAAGCTCGGCTCCGCCTTCGAGGCCGGCCTCATCAAGTCGGGGTCCGCCGCGAACGTGCAGCTCCGCGGCATGGTGCAGGCAGTCTCCGACCTGGTCAACGCGTTCGTGAACGCGCCCGGCTGGGTCCAGGCGACCGTCCTCGTCATCGCAGCGCTCACCGCGGGGATCGGTCTGCTCGGCGGCGGCATCCTCACCATCGTCCCTAAGGTCGCCGCCGCCCGCGCGGCCATGGCCTCGATGGAGCTGTCGGCGAAGAGCCTTGCCCTGTCGATCGGCAAGGGCGGCGTGCTCCTGCTCGCGCTGGGCGCGGTCGTCAGTGGCCTCGGACATCAGCTTCATCGCGAGCGAGCCCTTGCCCTGGGCGAGGTTGTAGAGCTCCTGGTCGGAGAGGTTCTTGCCCTGCGCGCCGGCGAGGTCGATGAGCTTCGCCTTGTAGTCGGGCATCTGCTCGAGCAGGTTCTTGACGGCGTCCTTCCCGCCGCCGGCCTCCTTGACGAACTCGTTGAACTGCTTCGTCGCGCCCTTGAGGTCGGAGTCCGCCACCTCGGCGAGCCCCTGGCCCATGGCCCGGAAGTTCGCCTCGAACCGCTTCGTGGTGTCGGAGAGGTGGAAGATGCCGAA